GTTTTAGACTTTGATAAAGATTCTGATGAGTTTGCACAGTTTGCTGTTGCATTTCCTAAATCATGGAATGAAGGCACAGTAACTTTTCAAGCATTTTTTACAGCTACTTCAACAAACACAGGAACTGCTGCTTTTGTTTTACAAGGAGTTGCATTAGCTGATAATGGAGATTTAAATACAGCTTTTGGAACAGCTGTAGGACCAACTGCAAAAGCTCATAGTGGTACATCAAACGATTTAGACGTGACAGCAGAAAGTGGAGCAGTAACAATTGCAGGCTCACCCGGTGCGGATGAGTATGTATTTTTTCAAATATCAAGAGATGTTTCAGCAGATGATTTAACTGCTGATGCAAGACTACTTGGTGTTAAACTATTCTTCACTACAGACGCTGCTAACGACGCGTAAGAGGTTTAGATATGAGAGAAATAGACAAAAAACTTACAGCAGGTAAGAGCACTAAAAATACTCAAGATAGAAAAGGTAAATCTTTCGGTTATCAGATTTTAGGATTTGGTTCCGGAGGTGGAGGACCTATTTGTATTACGTATGATTGGTTTATCGTCGGTGGCGGCGGAGGAGGAGTAGGAGGCTACGGCAGCGGAGGAGGCGGTGGCGGAGTTCACTTTTCTTATTGCGCTCCTGGTACAGCTGCTGTAACTAAAAATACTGCTTGTGGAGCAATCTCAGTTCAAGTCGGAGCCGGCGGAGCTGGTAATCATGCACCTGGAGATAACAATTGTCGTGCAGCTAGTGACGGCGGAACTTCAATCGCTTTTAAATGTGAGCCTACAGCTATAACCGTAAAAGGTGGCGGTGGAGGTAATGGAAGACATAGACCTGGAAGAGCAGCGCCTAATCCATCAGGAGGATCTGGTGGCGGTGGCGGATGTTATCACCACACATCAGCAACATCTGGTGGAGCTGGATCATGTTACGGAAACCCTGGAGGTCCCGTGCCATCTCAAGGAGCAGGACAACCACCTAACCCAGGATTTAGAGCTGGATCTGGTGGAGGAGCTTGTTCAGCTGGAGCTAACGGAGGTCCAGCAGGACCTGGAGCAGCTGGTAATGGAAAAGCTTCTGATATAGAAGGAACAACTAAAAATTTTGGATGTGGTGGAATAGGAGCCTATGTAACTACATCATGTAACGGTAGAGGAGATGGAGGATCAGATAACGTAGCTACAGCAAATCAAGGTGGTGGCGGAAGTCAACGAACTACTTGCACCAACGTAGGTGCTGCTGGAGTTGTGTATCTAAGATTTCCTACAGCTTGTAAACCTGCGGCCATGACTATATCTCCAAGTTGTAACACCTTTGTAACTGCAGGATCATGTACGGTTGCAAAATTCATAGTCTCTGGCTGTGTTTCTTTTGAATAGACTCTAGACACAACATATATTTTACTGTATAAAACCCTAAAGAAAGAGTATGGAAAACAATTTATTTTGGTTTTGGAAAGATGCAGTTGGCACTAAGTTTTGTGACGACGTAATTAAATTTGCTAGCACATTAAAAAAAAGAAATGCATCTACTACAGGTCCAGAATCTAAACAAGTATTTAGTGACTATAGAAAATCTAAAGTTGTTTGGTTAAGTGAGAAATGGATATACAAAGAACTTCTAAAGTTTGTTGAAATGGGTAATGAGAACTATAATTTTGAACTTACCACTGCAGAACCAATTCAATATACAAGATACGATCCTAGTGATCATTATGATTGGCATGTAGATCAATTAGATGGACCAAGAGAAGACGCTAGACCAGATACGAGAAAACTTTCTTTGTGTTTAAATTTAACTGATCCTAATGAGTATGAAGGTGGAGATTTTTGGATGGGTAGACCAAACCCTAATCCTGAAAATTCAAAAACATATAAATTAGATTTTATGCAAACCAGAGGTGCTGTTGTGGTTTTTCCTTCTTATGCCTTTCACAAAGTAGCCCCTGTTACTAAAGGAGTTAGACACAGCCTAGTGTGTTGGATGAGAGGTAAAAAATGGCGATAGAATTTCCAAAACAATTAGATAGGGCAGATTTATTTCCTACACCTGTTTGGGTATCTCAAGTACCAGAACATGTTAAAAAATTAAATAAATATTCAGATCCATATATTGTTGCTTCAAAAAAACATTTTAAACCAATGATAGATAAAAGAAACAAAACATATGGAAATAAAAAAGATATGGGACACGTGTTTCATTCAACATCTCTCATACAAGATAAAAATTTTACATCGTTCCATCAGTACGTTACGCTTACTGCTAGAAATTTATTATTAGAGATGGGATATGATTTATCTAAATTTGATATTATGTTAACAGAAAGTTGGGTTCAAGAGTTTGCTAAATATGGTGGAGGACATCATACTTTACATACTCATTGGAATGGTCACATATCAGGTTTTTATTTTTTAAAGGCAAGTGAGTGCACCTCCAGACCTGTCTTTCATGATCCAAGACCCGGTCATGCAATGAACGGTTTACCTGTAAAAAGTGCAACTGAGATTACCTACGGAAGTCCAGAAATACATTATAAAGTTAAACCAGGCACGATGATGTTTTTTCCTTCTTATCTACCACATTTATTCTCTGTTGATGTGGGCTATGAACCTTTTAGATTTATACATTGGAATGTTCAAGCAGTACCGAAAGCAGACAAAATAGGTGTATGATAAATATAGAGACCTGGTTTCCTACTTTTATTGGTCAAGAGATTTTACAAGACCACGAAAAGATAGCTAAAGAAATTGTTCCTATCTGTAAAAAATTACAGAAAAAAATAAAATACAAAGAAAGCGGATGGGTAGCAACATTATATCAAACCTGTTACACACATAATATTTGTAACGATAAAAAATTTGATTTAATAAATAATATTGTTTATCAAAAAGTTCATGAGTACATAAGAGCAATAGGTGGCACATACACTATACATACCTCTGAAGGTTGGTTTAATATTTATAAAAAACACGATTTCCAAGAATTTCATTGTCATCCTAATCAAATGATATCTGTGATCTATGTTTTAAAATCAACTAGAAATGATCCTAAAATAATATTTGAAAGAGATGAAGGTTTATTTAATTCACACTTTGATATAGATGCTCCAGCTTTAAGTTCAAAAGTAGAATACAATTCAGTACAAGGTAATTTATTAATTTTTAGATCTTCTTTACATCATTGTGTGCAAATGCAAACACATAACAAAGAAAGAATTTCTTTAGCGTATAACTTTAATTTAAAAAAATTATGCAGATAACAATTGTAGGTGCAGGCACAGCGGGATTAGTTACCGCTTTAATTTTAAAACAAAAATTTAATCAAAGTATAGATATTAAAATAATTAAGTCTGATGATATTGGTATCATTGGTGTTGGAGAAGGGAGCACGGAACACTGGTTAGATTTTATTGATTGGTGTGAATTAGATTTTCATGAGGTAATAAGAGAGTGTAATTCAACGTTAAAATCAGGAATTTATTTTAAAGAGTGGGGTAAAAAAAATTATCTTCATTCTGCACATCCTGATGAAAAAGTAGGACAAGAACAAGTTGGTTATCTCTCTTATGTATTAAATGATGGAGTATTTGGTAAAAAATATTTATCTCAAAAAATAAACCCTAATGATCCAAGACCACTTAATCAACTTCATTTTGATACATATAAATTAAATAAATACTTGCAGAAGAAATGCATGGAAAGAAATATAACAATACAAGAGGACACAATTAAAGAAGTAAAATTAGATAAAAATGGAATTAAATATATAAAAGGTAATCAAAAATACACAGCAGATTTTTTTATAGATTGCACAGGGTTTAGAAGAGTATTAATAAATAAATTTAAAAACAGATGGATTAGTTTTAGTAAATATTTAAAAGTTAAATCTGCAATAGTTTTTCCAACAGAAGACATGGAAAATTATAATCCGTATACTACTGCTACAGCTATGAAAGCAGGTTGGATGTTTAGTATTCCGGTATGGGGTAGAACAGGTAATGGATATATATTTGATAGTGATATAATTACTAAAGAACAAGCACATGAAGAAGTAGAAAAAAAATTACAAAAAGATGTCGAGGTTAGAAAACAAATTAATTTTGATCCTGGGTATTTAGAAAAATCGTGGATAAAAAATTGTTTTGCTGTGGGGTTAAGCGCTAATTTTGTAGAGCCACTCGAGGCCTCTTCTATAGGTACTTCTATACAACAAGCTTTTTTGCTTTCGCACTACATAATTAATTACAATCAAAAGACTATAGATAAATTTAATAACACCATGGAACACATTATGTTAAATATAAGAGACTTTATATGCCTACATTATATAACTCCTAGAAAAGAAAAATTTTGGAAAACTCAAGTAATGCCTGACTCACTCAAGGATAGATTAGAATTATTTAAAACTAGACTACCTATACGAGAAGATTTTAATGAAACTAATTATCTTTTATTTAGAGATCCTAATTATATTGTAGTTATGCATGGTTTAGGATTAATAGATATTGAAAAAATAAAAAAACAATATAGTATGCTTAATAACAATTTTAAAGAATTGATAAAGATAAAATATGACGATACATACAGTTACATTACACACAAAGAATGGTTAAAGAAAGTTAGACATGAAGTTTGAAAAACATAAATTTGAAGTTGTAAGAGATGTTTTACATAAAGACATGGCTAATTTTTTATTTAATTATTTAAAACTTAAAAAACACGTATTAGATCACATGCAGGCAATGAGATTTATTTCGCCTTATGATAAAACTATGGGGTATTATTTAGATGAACTAGTTCCAAACACGTACTCTATTTACTCAGACCATGCAATGGAAACACTACTAATATTTTTAAAAAATATTATTGAGAAAAAAACTAAAATAAAATTAGTTGAAACATATTCTTATGCTAGACTTTATAAACACGGGGATATTTTAGCTAGACATAAAGATAGAAAATCGTGTGCTATATCTGCTACTTTAAATCTAGGAGGAGACCCTTGGCCAATATATTTAAATACTACAAAGAATCGTGCTCAAGATGGATTTAAAGTTGATTTAACTCCTGGTGATTTACTTATATATAGCGGAGATAAAATGGAACATTGGAGAGAAGAGTTTGAAGGTGATGTGTCTGGTCAAGCCTTTTTACACTATAATGAATTTGGTTCTAAGAATAAATATGATGGCAGACCTATGTTGGGACTACCGTCTGAGTTTAGGAAACAATGAATAATTGGGAAAAAGATAAAACAGCATTAGACACGTTAGAAGTTAATTATGCAACACTATCTAAAGAACATTATAAATGGTTTAAACAAGCATGCAAAAAAGCTAAAGCAAAAAATATACGAGAAAATAATAAGTTGGCGGGACACATTAAAGAAGAATACGCATTAGATCGTCCACCTGATGATATTGTAAAGATGTTGTTAAGTATGATAGATAAAAGATTTTCTAAATATTTAAATACGGTGAGAGTATTAACTCAAAACTTACCGTTTGATGTTGCTGATGTATGGTGTAACTTTCAAAAAAAACATGAATTTAATCCACCTCATCGCCACTCTGGTGTGTTTAGTTTTGTTATATTTATAAAAATACCTTATTCGTTTAACAAAGAGACTAAATATTTTACTACTGGTTGTAATAATAATTACACATCAAAATTTGTGTTTCATGTTATTGATAGGTTTGGCAAAATAGAAACATGGCCATTGCATGTAGATAAAAGTTTTGAAGGTAAAATAGTATTTTTTCCTGCATCACAGGTACACGAGGTCTTTCCATTTTATACTAGCAATGATTATCGAATCACTGTGTCTGGTAACATAAAGTTAAGGGTATAATGAATATATTTCCAATAACGAGTATTAATAATTTTTTTGCAGAACCAGATGAAGTCGTTAAATTTGCAAACAGTCTTAAATATAAAAAACCAAAAGAAGGTAATTATCCAGGGGTGCGAACTAAAAATTTAGATACAATAGATTATGATTTTTTTAACAGGACTATCTTGTCAATATTATCAGTTTATTTTGAAGATTTTGAAAACATTAATTATTCTGATACTTATCTAGAGTTTCATAAAATTAAACCTTACTCAAAATCATTAAAAGATGTAAGAAACAAAGGTTGGATTCATCGTGACGGTACGGCTTTAGGAGGTTTAGTTTATTTAAACAAACAAAGTTATCCTGAAAGTGGCACGAGTTTATATGCGCTTAAAAAAGAACCCGTTGATAATGAGAAAGGAATTAAAGCTAAAATAAATTTTTATAAAAAAAATAAAATAAATTTAAATCAATATAAAAAAGAAATGGCTTTTGTAGAAAAGCAATTTGTAAAGACGCATACCTTTAAAAACATATATAATACTTTGGTGGCTTTTGATGGTTTTCAATGGCACGGTATAGACAATATCTATTCTAACCCTAAAGAAGATAGGTTGAGTTTAGTATTTTTTATAGGTAAAATACAAGCAAGAGATTGTCCTAAATTAAGGGTTAATAGGATACAATATTTCAATAAAGATAGTTATTTACAACACGGAAAGGATAGGGTATAGACTGATATGGCACAATATTTCGCAGAATTACAAAAACAACCTGATCCATTTGATGATTCAAAAACAGTATGGAGAGTCGTACAAGTGGTAGCAGTAGGAGATGACATTGCCACTGCTAATGGTCAATTAAAAGATAACCCAATGCACGTTGATGGAGAAACATGGTGTGCTAATTGGTTTAAAGGTGGCACTTGGAAACAGACATTTCAAAATGGCATAAGAAAACAATACGCAGGTAAGGGAGATGTATATGATTATGCTAAAGATAAATTTATACAACAACAACCTTATACGTCTTGGAGCCTAGATGATAACGATGATTGGAGAGCTCCAGTTCCATATCCTACAATCGATACATATAATGATAACGGAAACGTAATACCATATGCAATCTTTTGGGATGAAGATGAACAAATGTGGAAAGCTTTAGATCGTAACGTTCCAGCAAATACTTTTGAATGGAACGCTGAAACTCTTGCGTGGGATACACCGACACCATAATAATTTTTCATGAAAATTATCGAGAACGTTCTTAACAAGGCGACTCAAGAACAATTAAAAAATTTTATTCTATCAACCTTTCCCTGGTATTATGTAAACGATGTAACTTTTAAAGATAGTGGAAACTATACTCCTGCTTTTGGTCACACATTTATAGAGGATGGTAGAGTCATATCTGAACAGGCTAATATGTTAGAGCTGTTTAGACATGTTGTAAAAGGTAATATTGTTCAAGCTAGAGCTTTTCTACAGCTGCCGTTAAATAAAAAGTTAATAAGAAAAAAAGATCCTTTACATATAGACAGAGACGAGCCCCATACAGTTTTTATATACTACTTACTAGACTCTGATGGAGATACTATTATTTATAAAAATAAAAAAGAATGGAAAAGAGTTACTCCTAAACAGGGCACAATATTGACTTTTGATGGTTCTTTGTGGCACACGGCTGAACAACCCATCAAGGGAACTAGGTCTATCATAAATTTTAACGTGGTTTAGAGCATTTGATATCCAACCTGGATTGGGATATAATGCTACCAAAAAATTAAAAACTATATATAGTGTCTTATTATGCTGCAAAAAATAGGATTTCAACCAGGTATTAACAAACAAATCACAGAAACCGGAGCAGAGGGCCAGTGGACTGATTGTGATAATGTTAGATTTAGATATGGCATACCTGAAAAAATAGGTGGCTGGAATCAATTAGGGGCACTTAATTCTAATGAATTAACAGGTGCTGGTAGAGGCTTACATCATTTTGTAAATACAGCAGGTAGAAGATATGCAATTATTGGCACTAATAGAATACTTTATGCTTTTTCCGGTAACGTATTTTATGACATACATCCTATTAAAACTACAACAACACTTACAAGTGCATTTAGCACAACTAACGGTGACTCTGCTGTAACAATAACTTTTTCTACAGCTCATGGTATATCTCCTAATGATATAATTTTATTAGATAATTTTTCTTCTATTACAGGATCTAATTTTGGAGCTTCAGATTTTAATGATAAAAAATTTATGGTGACTTCTGTTCCAACAGGAACAACCCTAACAGTTACAATGCCATCAAACGAGTCAGGGTCCGGAGCAACAACATCAGGTGGTATAAGAGTACAACATTATTATCCTGTAGGCACAGCTGTTCAGGAAAAAGGTTTT